GGGCAAATCTGGCCTTTAAGGACTTCCTGCGGCTGTCCGTAATGGTGGTGATTTTTGAAAGGAAAGGATGTTTTTCACAAAATAAGTTCCAGAGGTTGATGGTGGACTTTTCGAAGTCCACATATAATATCTTCTCTTCACTTAACTTCTCTTCACTTAACTTCTCTTTAGTAGTGGAAGATTCTCCGACAGTTCCACTACCATTCCCCGAATCTTCCCCGAATTGAATTTTTAGAACAGATTGCCTTGGTTTTTCAATCCTTTGGTGTTTAAGAAAGTTTAATATTGAAATGATGCCATTTTGAATTAGTATTCGACCTGATTTTATAAGCTCTTCTGTTAATTTTTCAATATTTACTTTGTCATAAGGAAAGCATTTTGCTTTAAGCCATGCAGGATTATTTTCAAGATAACCCTCGTCGTCAGCAAAATTCCACAAGGCAATAAAAAACAATCTGGCGTAAGAACTTAATTGAGCTATTTTAGTATCTTCCCAAAACTCTGGTCGTATCATTCTGTTGCGCGCCATTTTTCCATCCTTTTCGGTGTTTTTCTTTATGACAATCTTTGCATAGTGTAATTCCATTGCTGACATCCAATCTTATTTCAGAGAATTTATAAGATGGTTTTACATGATGTGCGTTTAATTCAATTTGATGGTGGTTTTTACCACATGCTTGGCAAGTGAATAAATCTCTTTCCAAAACTCTTCTGCGCCAATCAATGTAAGTTATTGGTTTTTCTGGTCTTTTTCTTGGCATTCCCCCTCCTGACATCTTGAGAAATTATTGATGATACTCTCTTATGTCTATAAAACTTATCAATCGTCTTGATGCAATCGGTCTAAAAACAATTATTGCACTTGCAAAAGGAGCCGTTGATTTAATGCCATTAAATTTTATTCTTCCCCTAAGAAACCAAATTTCATCTGCATATTTATCTATATATTCATGCCAATAACTTCTATCAGTAGCAGAAACAATCAACATAACACAAATACAATGATGTTCTTTTGCTTCATGGATTGCTTTTTTAATCCAATCTGCCGTATGGCCTCCATATGGGGGGTTTATAAATACACTTCTTCCAGAACCATTTAGAGACCATTCTTGATTTAGACCATCTTCTTTTATTGTAAAATGAGTATTGCATTTTTTGTTTTCGTGCGTAGAGCAAGGATCGAGTTGAAAACAAAATTGTGAATTTAAATAACAAAACAATTTATTTGGCGTAGCCCATTCATTACTCTTACTTGATACCATTGATTTAATTAAACTCATTTAAACCCCATCAATATAGCCACCTGAAGGCCCGACGCTGAAAACCAATAAAGGGCTTTTGGCAAGTTGCCTTCTTTTAAGCAAAAAGCCATAATTACGATGTATTCAACCAAGAGGCATTTAATGAGAAAGTTACTTGTCATAAAAAATATCTCGCTACATGCTTTCCCGTTCCCGTCTTGATAATTTCTGATTTGATAGGCCAACCCAAACGTCTCAGGCCACCGCAACGTTGACTAAGGGCATACACGCCGAATCTGTCAATGGCCTCTTTGACTGTAAGGCTGCCTCCAGATTTAAAATAACTCAATATCGCCCTTTCTTGGGGGCCGGTGGGTGTTTTAGGTTCGGTGAAGAGTTCGAGCTGAACACTCACTTCTCCCTCACTTTTTCCGACGGAGCTTCTTTATCCTTTTCCTGAACTTCTTTTCTTCTGCCAAGACTTGGGATGGAAAGTAGATTTTGCGGGTCATAGTTGATAATCTTTTTTGTATGTTTCCCAAAATGGCGTAGTATCAATTTGGAAAAAATCTTGGACAAAGAAATCAACTTTTTCTAAAAATTCTCCAAATTCAACTTTGTCCATTGTCGTTGTGGTGGATTCTTCGATGGCGACAAATCGTCCTCGGTCGAATATCTTTTCCGCAATGAAATGTTTCTTTATGTCAAGATGAAGGGCGTCCTCTGAAAAATGCCCCTGGTCTTTCAACCCAGCGTCGTTGATAAGCCAATGAAGGAAAACCCAATATAGAGAATTTTGAGAAAGCGTCCTGATCGAACCCCATTTGGCAGTAAATATTGTTCCCGGCTTTGGGACTTTATGATTAAACTGAACGCGAGCAATGATATGGCCGTGGTCATCAATCGTCGAAGAAAGAATTTTAGCTTGCACTCTCGGCATCAAGTCCTCCTTCTTCCGGCAACCAGTCTGGATCACCTTCTTTGGCTTCTTCCTTTTTCTTTCCACCGCAGAAGTTAAACCTTTCGACCAAGACTTTCGTTTTGCTTCTCTTCTTTCCGTCCGAGTCTTCCCATTGGTCAACCTTGATGCGGCCTTCAATCAGGATGGGCGAGCCTTTCTGAAAATACTGATTGATGTTCTCTGCCGTCTTTCCCCAAGCGATGCAGTTGATGAAATTGACCTCATCCTTCATCTCGCCGCTTTTGTCTTTCCATTTGCGGTTAACGGCAACATTGAACTCAACAACAGCCGTGCCGTTTGGGGTATAACGCACTTCCAAGTCTCTTGTGATATTTCCTCCGACGATTGCAAAGTTGACGTTCATTTTATCCTCTCTGTTATCTGCTTGAGTTCGACGCAGAATTTCTCAAGTTCTGCCTTTAATGCTTGCTGAAATTTCTTATCAGGATTAGCCCTGACAATAAGCGGTTTCAGACCTGGATAGTAGCTCACGAAGTCAACCCATTTCCTACCCGTTACAAGCAACTGACCCTGTGTCTGCTGAAAATATTCAAGAGGCAGGACGTTTTCAAGAAGATAGCCTACATGAGTCGCCATTTGAGGGCATTTAATCTCCAAGCAACCATCCTCACCTACCAAGCCATCAGGTGAAGCCCCATAGGCGAAATCTCCATCAGCGACGCAAAAGCCGACCTGCTGAACTTCAACGCCGTTGATGAGAGAATACAACTGTCTGGCCTCGTCTTCCATTTCCTTGCCCCGGAGCATAGCCCCATTCTGATACGTTTCCTCGACAATGCCTGATACCTGCTCCCCTGCAAGTCGGTAAAGATACTTCTGCCTCTGCTTGGATGGCTCTCCTTTGGTTGTGATAATCATGTCAAAGGCAGAGGCAGAGGGAACACCGCGACGAACTGCCGACCACTCTGGAGAATTTTGCTGAACGTCAATTATTCTCATTTTTTCACCGCCGGTTTCTTTGTGGCCTTTTCGATGGCGATCATGGCCTGTTGGAACTTCGCTTTCGGCATATTCTCCAGTTTGTCAATTTTCATATATGCCAAAAACTTTTCCATCTTGATGTCTTTGGCGATGAGCATATCTGCGATCTTGTGTTGCTGTCCCTCGTCAATAAGCTCGATTCCGACGGCCTGTGCGTCGTCGTCCATGTCATAGGTCGCCAAGCCAGTCAGGGCAAGCAGGGTATAACGCTCAAGATAGGTGATCGTTGAGCCGATGGCCTGGATGCTGTTCTTAGACCCTGACGTGTCTGCGGATGCCGAGAGCGTTGTCTCTTCGCTGTGGCCCTTGACGTGGGTGATCTTACAGGTAACGCTGATCATGCCATTCTGCTGTGTCTTCCATGACGCAGAAAGGCCGTATTTGCTCAATTCCTTGTTGATCTTGTCTGTTACATTGGCAAGGGAAGCATGGTTGTAGCTTGTTTTTCCTGCCGAAGTCCCGAAAGACACCTTTTTGTCCTTTTCGATTTTCGGAGGGTTGGCCTTGAAATCGGCCATAGCCACGTGATACGCTTTTCTTGCCTCTCCCGCTTCCCACCGCTCCCGAAGTGCCAACAATTTTTCGAGCTGTTCAAGATTAGCGTTGCTCTTGAGAGCTTCACTAATCAGTTCAGCCGGGGATCTCCCAGCTTGAACCAAGTCCATTTCATTCGCCTTTACCATGTCTTCTTCTCCTATTTTTCAAAACCTTCGGATTGATTTTCAGCCACTTACACCCTTGACCTTTGTTAATTAACAGACAGAACCCATCAACTTTTCTTTCAGACTTACAGATAAATCCACCTCCTTTTGTTTTAGATGGGTTGAGACAAAAATACCTGCTCATGTTCTTTCCTCAACTTACATTCTTCGCCCTTGACCCTTCTGCGGCAGAGATAGCACATGGATTTGTTCCACTTGCCTTGCTCCATTAGTTTCTTGCAGATTTTCTCGCTTTGCGTCATCTGTTCCTCTCCTTGATTGCCTTTGTCAACAGATAAGAATTAAAGGAGCCCTTTCCGCAGGAACAAATCCCATTGAAGGAATCCGTCTTGAGGATTTTTTCATAATCTTCGTCGGTAATTCTCGTGCGTTTCTTGCAATGACCGCACACCAAAACAGCTTGAATGCTCATTTCTTCAACCTCACTTCCACGATATATTCCTGACCGTTTTCTTTGTCTTTAACGTCCATCATCAGCCCGTCGGGTATGTAAATCGCTCGCAAAACTTCATGGCGGTTGTAGAAGCCAATAGCAGTCATAAAAGCGTAGAGGTGCGTCTCTTTCGACTGGGCGACCTTATTGATGTTAGCTATCATGTCTTGGGTAATCATGGTTTCCTTTCTTGACCTCTCAAGGGTATGGCAGGATTCTTTATCTACCTGCAATCGTTCCACGTGTGCGACTGTCTTGGAAGACAATCAACGATACCAAGCTACGTTTGCTTGTGCGTTACCTTTATTGGCATTCCGCCACACACCCTTGAGAAGTTAATCCCCTGAAGAACATTCCTTACACGGTAACATTCGCTTATAGCTTAACTTTTCGTCCTTAAACTCCATAAACTGCTTGATGAAGTTCTTGGCTCCTTCGATATTCTCGCCGAGCCAAACACCGAAACGCGCTTCGAGGTATTCGTGAAAATCCTCTTTGGAAACTTTGACAAAACCTTCGTCATGGCATTTCCAACAAGGAGGCTTGGCAGGCGGATCAGGATGTAGCGTTGCCATGATGTTGCCGGACGAGCAGACTCGGTTAAAGTTGGTCATAAAATCACCTTATTTTTTAAATGAGCTGGTATTTTTTTGATCTGCGTTCCTCGGAGGTCGAGATAGCCGCCGACTTTCAGGTCGGACGGCAAGCTGGTGATCTGCGTTCCT